ATAAACAGCGTAACAACACAGGAACAAGTATTGAGCTTTAATATTACTGTTATGTCTATGGATATTGTAGATGTAAATAAAGAAGCAACAACAGATATATTTACAGGCAACAACAATGAACAAGATGTACTTAATTCTCAACTTGCAGTCTTAAACAGACTTATATCTCTTTTAGGCAGAGGCAATTTATATACGACAAAATACCAATTAGATGGAGACCCTGTGTGTGAGCCATTTTATGAAAGGTTTGAAAATCAATTAGCAGGATGGGCCTGTACAATGAACATATTAATAGAAAATGATATAAGCAGTTGTTAATGGATTTAAAAGAAACAAAAGATATATTAAATAAGTTTGCTAAATATGTAATTAAGCAGGCACGAACTAATTTGACTAAACAAAAAAAGAATAGTAGTAAAAAGCTATATGATAGTTTAGACTATGAATTAAAAGTATCACAGAATAGTTTTGGTATTACATTTTTAATGGAAGAATACGGCGCATATCAAGACAAAGGAGTTAGTGGTAAAAAGAATAAATACGATACACCTTTTAGTTACAAATCTAAAATGCCTCCTGCTAACAAGCTAGATAAATGGAGTGTTAGAAAAGGTATAGCACCAAGAGATAAGAAAGGAAGATTTATTCCTAGACAAAGTTTAAACTTTCTAATAGCAAGAAGTATTTATATGAAAGGTATAAAACCAAGTTTGTTTTTTACAAAACCTTTTGAAAAGGCATTTAATGATTTGCCACCAGAATTAACAACAGCATTTGCAATAGACATAGAAAATAGTATAGAATGAGTACAATAATAAACGCAAGAAGTCCATATTACATAAAAGTAGAACCTGCATCAGGTACATTAAGTTCTGCATCAATGAGCTTATATATATATTCAGGTACGCTAACAACAGACAAACCTGCTTCAGCTACATACACGATAGCTAAAGATATTATAGGAACAAACAATTATGTAATATATGAAATAACAGAATTAATCAGAGATTACTTAATCACAGAATATGGAGCATACTCTATAGATGGTGTTTGGGTAGAAGCTGATATAACATTAACAAAAACATCAGGAAGTGAAACACAGAATTATGATTATTTGGCCTTTGATGGTTACGGATATTTTGAAGATGGTGTAAATCCAAGAACAAGTGTAAATCCTGCTGTTACAAAAATAAGTTCAACAACTACTGGTGCTACTACAGCTTATAAACTTATAGATTCTACACAAACATTTACAAAGACAGTAGATGTAGGAGACACAGTTACAAATACAACAGATAGTACAAGTACAACTATTTCTGCAATAGATAGTGATACACAGCTAACTGTAAAGAACGATATATTTGCAACAGGAGAAAATTACACTATAGCAGATACAAATAACTATACACCTCAATATTTACAATCAAACACAAAGATATATTTTCAACAAGGCCGAGATATAGTATTCCCAATATTTGCAGAAGCAGAGGGTACTATAGAATTTACAACAGGTGGAGGTGCAGATGTATTTTGGAATTTAGTAGATGAGTTTTGGAATTTATATGATGTAGCTTGGGGGAATGTACTAACAGACATAACAGTTAGCGACACAAATGTATCAGAAGATAAAATAGTATATATTAGAGTTACACCAACAACTACTTTACAAACAGGAGATACTATTGTTGTATCTACTACAAAGTCAGGATATGCTCAAAGCGTTACATTGACACTAGAAGAAGTATGCGAACCTAAATATGATTTTTTAGATGTAGTATTTTATAATAAATATGGTGCTTTACAAATTATGCCATTTCACAAAAAGTCTATGGTCAGTATGGATAGTAATTCAGAAAGTTATAAACGTAATTTAATGGACTTTGTCAATGACCCTACATATAGTAAAGAGAAACATCAGGTACGACAATTTCAAGTTACAGCTAAAGAAAAAATACAAATGAATACTGGTTACATAGACGAATCATTTAATGAAGTAATGAGGCAGTTAATGATTAGTGAACAAGTTTGGGTATATGACGGAACAGAGGTAAAACCAATTATATTAGATACTAAATCTTTAGAATTTAAAACATCAGTAAACGATAGGCTAATTAATTACACTATAAACTTTAGTTATGCTTATAATAAGATTAACGATATAAGATAATGCAGAACATACAATTATATATTGAGGGTAACAGAATGGATATGTTTAAAGACGAATCTATTTCGCTAACACAAACAATCCAAAATGTTAGAGACATAGCAAAGGTATTTACAAACTTTACTAAAACATTTTCTTTACCTGCTTCCAAAGACAATAATAAAATATTTAAACATTATTACAACTTTGATATTAATGATGGTTTTGATGCAAGAGTAAAAAAGAACGCAACTATTGAGCTTAACTATTTTCCATTTGAAAAAGGTAAAATAAAATTAGAAGGTGTAGAGATGCGAGATAATAAACCTTATGCTTATAGAATAACTTTCTTTGGAGATACAGTAGATTTAAAAGATTTATTAGGAGATGATGAATTAGATGCTTTAGATTGGTTAAATAATTTTTCTACTAACTACGATATGAATACAGTAAAAACAGGTCTTACTACAGGACTTAATAAAACTGTAGAT